GATAACAAGTGCATCTTCCATCATTGACAACTGATTTGCAGTCTTCAATGCCTTATGCAGATACCCAACTACTACATTCTTAGTGTAGTCAAGTAACCCTGAAGTAGTATACGTTACTGCCTCAGGTGCAATCTTAAGAGCAGTTCCATCAATAGTTCCACTCTTATCAAATCCTTTATCGTTGAAGACATAAAACTCTTCAACCTTTTTAATAATATCGACCTTACTTTTACGGTCTTTTTCTTTTTCAACATTTCTGACCTTCTTAATTTTAAGAGGGTCAATGTTTCTGATATCTACGATACCAGCTTGGGGTCTGTTAGGGTCAACGACTTTATGGAAGTAAACTCTTCCATCAATATACCACTTTCTTACGATTTCATGAGAGTTCTGATTGAACTTCATTAATGCTAGGATGTGTGCAAACTCGTCTTGTATCTTACTCTTGATACTGTCAGAGAGTTTAACATCTCTGAGATCGAGTGACACAATCCTGTCTGCTGAATCAGAAGTGATACACTCATTGACTATATCCTCAATAGCTGAATCTACTTCAGGAACTAAGGATGCTTCACGATATCTACGAATGAGTTCAACCTCATTCTTGATACCACCTTCAAAGTCAACGAAAGCACCATATGCACCACCTAGTGCAAAACCACCAGGCTGTTGCTGAATGACGGGTGTTCCATCATCCTCAACAGGAGGCACAAAAGAAGGTGCTTTTGTGACTTCGATATTTCGTAACTCGTCTTTCTTACGAGTTATTTCAAACCCAAATATTTCCATAACTATATTTATATACCCCTAATTAAGGTATATTTCACTAAATTAAATAACTCTTTCCCAGTGAGAGAATGCGAATTCAACATCAAACTGCTCCAATGAATCGACTGTCTCATGAGATAGTTCGATTGCACCTATATTTACAGGGAACATGTTGAAGAATTCATATCTTGCAAGCACTGAGTCGTCTTTACCTAGCTGTTCTACAAATGCTCTTGAGATCAAGTAGTCTGTCGTAGTTGAACCGTTTCCACCACCAAGCTCTTGAATCTCTGTCTGCCATGCTTCTAAAGCTGTTCTTGCAGAGAATTCTACATCGTTGATAATTGATACTGTCCAGTTTTCGAAAGTTCTATCTCCAGCAAGTTTGAGGACTGAACCTCTCCATTGCACCTCTACAACACCAAGTGTTGCAGAAGGAATGTTACCAGCCTTTGCAAGGAATTCGATTTTATCTCCTGCACGAGGAATAAAGATTTTGAATCGGTTAGCTCTAGGGCCACCACCGATTAACTGAGCTTTAAATTGATCTATTGTTGCCATTATTCTTTACTCCTTAAACTGCTCCGTAGATTTCTTCGAAATTAACACCACTTCTTGCAGCGACAAAGTTCAAGGTGATGAAGTTAATTGATCTTGCAGGTTTCACAAAGATTGAACAAACAAATTCGTTTCTGTCAATCACTGTGTCAGTGTTGTTTGTTTCGTCACAAATCACTGAGAAGTCTACAAGTCCTCTTCTGTTCTTCACATCTCTCAAGAAAGGTTCAACTGCTGATCTAAATTGTGCTCTTGTGAATGCATCGTTGAATTCAAAGAGTTGTGCTTTAGCAGCTGTTGCAATTGCTTTCTCTAGAACAATGAACAATCTTCTTACATTGATTCTATCAAATGCTGAAGGTGATGATAATGCTGTTTTGTCACCAAATAAAACTGTTCCTTGGCCAGGGAATGTAACCACAGGGTTAACTCTTCCTCTATATAGGTCATCTCTAGATGCTTTCTTGGGGTTGAAAGCAAGTTTAGTGATACCTAAGTATTGACCTCTTGAGAATCCAGCTGGTGAGAACCATGGGTCTCTTAGAAGGTCTGATCTAGCCATGATACCTGCTGTGTGACCGTTTGCAGGAATCCAAACATATCTGTCGTTGTATCTATCGTATGTATACACCCATCCTGAATCCATTACTGCATATGAGGATGATGTTACTGAAGATACGTCTGCTAATACGTTAGTTGATTGTGTAGACTCACTTGAAACACCTACTACTGAGGTTCTTCTAGGTGAACTAATTACCATGCAATCTTTTCTAGATTCACAAATCTGAATTGCATGATTTACAACTGTGTTATGATCGGTTACTGTATCTTGATCTGTTCCTGAACCGTCATCTGTTCTAGTTGAACCAACGATCAAGAAAGAGATATCTACTGATTCTGCATCTGCAAAATGGTCATCCCATGCACCAGTCTTCTCACCTGCTGTAGGTGACCTACCATCTGCACCACCTGACAATGAATCATTGATAGGTGCGCCAGGTCTTGAGAATCCTGCGTTTGTGTTATAAGTTACTGCTTCTGCATGTGTGATGTCATCATTAGCTGCAACATAGATATCAGTTGAGTGACCTGACCAGTATACCCACTGTGAGTCTCTCTCTACTACATTTCTATAGTAGTTTGATTGTCCTTGTGCATCTTTAGCGTCTGATGCTAATGATACGAAACCGAATGTTTCTAAAATTGTGTGTCGAACACCTGAAATTGCACCATCTTCGTCTACGACTACAACGTGAATTTCATCCTGTCCAGCACCTGCGTTAGTTGCACCTGCTGAAGAGCCTGGTGCTTTGTCAAATGATGCATAGAATTCCCAATAACGGTCTATGTTTGCACCACTTGATACTGTTGTTGTTAATCCTGTTCCAGCAGGGTTGTTTAATGCTTCAACTGTGATTGTTTCTGCACCTACAGAGTTATCTAATGCAGTTACACGATACATTGTATTGTGTCCTGCAAACTTAACGATATCTCTTACTGTAAATACATCTGCATCTGTGACAGAAATTGTTGTTGAACCACTAGCTGATTCTGCTGATGTGGTTGTTACCGCTGCATTGAAATATGCTCCTGATGATGCACAAACAGAAACCTTAATTGAGTTTCCTAATGCACCTGCACATCTTGCTACCCATCTACCAACTGTTCCATTTTGACTACCATCTCTATAAGTAGATTCGTAGTCGGAATGATTCTTCAGAAGGGTTGAACCGTTAGCAGCTTGGTTTGCACTGTAAAGTCCAGTTGAATTAATTCTCACCACTCTTAGTGATGACCCATACTTCAAAAATGCTTCTGCTGAATAAAAGTCTTCAGCTCCAGCATTTGTATTGGCAGGTGTAAAGAATGTATTCACTAAACCCTTACTGTCTGAAACTGTTACTACTTCATCAACAGGGCCCCATTGAAATGTCCCAGCGAATGCACCTGTAGTTGACGATACGGCGGGAACAACATTTGTTAGGTCTATTTCTGAGACCTGAACGCCTGGTGATACTTGAAATGCCATACTTTTCTCCTGTTAATGTAAAAAGTTTTGTTACTCTGTTTTATTTATAAGTTTATTATTCTCAACAATTACTAAATTACTGAAAACCACTTGGTTCCTTCGTCATCTACAAAAGATTGCTCCTCTGCAGCTTCCTGAGCACCAAAGATACCCGCAGGTAACATATCGTTTTCGATAAGTTTTTGTTGTTCAGAATATAATAACTCTTTCACTTTATTATTTGATACGTGTGCAAAATAATCAGTAGCAACAAACCAACTGAATAATGTTAATGTTGTCACCATATCATCATGATAACCTTTGTCTGCCTCAAATGACGAACCTTTTACTACAAACGTCATAAGTTCAGCAATAGTATTACGATCTACTATATTCAGTTTCCTTTCCTCTAGTAGCTCCTTTAAAGTTGCACAACCGATTCTCTTAATTTTCTTATTCATGGTTACACCGATATCTTCAGCTCTAGTTTGACCTTGTCTGAATACATTTTCGTATTCGATATCATAGTGCAGTTGTGTTGCGACCATTCCACCTTCTGCATTATTCTCAATAATCACCAATGGGGTATTATATGGAGTTGCATATTTGTTGATCATATCAGGAAGCAACATCGGAGATAACATATTGTCTCTGTAAGTTGCAACCTGTTCAAATGGTTTTGTTGATACATCAAATATAGAAAAAGTAGAATAATCTAATCCTCTACCTTTTGAGACATCAACAGTGCAAATGTAGCTATGACCTTCAATAGGTTGATTGTATATATTTATATTATCTTTAGTCCAGTCAGGGTCTATTGCACGAAGTCCCAATAATGTGTCCGAATTTATTAGAGTTGACCCTGTTCCTATGAAAGAGTTTCCATACTCTTGTTCAAATTGAATCTCTGAAGTGTTTGCAATGGTAGTTTTCTTCCACTCTTCATCACGGCCTGGCACATCATACCAGTTAATAGTGAAGTGTTTGTATTCACTATTACCATGCACTGCACTTTCATATATTTTATGAAACATATTACCCACACCATTTGCAGTTGAGGTAATAATAACCTTAGAGTCCTTACCTGAGGTAACCACAGGATAGGTTGCAGTGTAGAATGTCTCTGCATCTTCAACGAATGCAAACTCATCTAAGTAGAGTAGGTTAATTGATAATCCCCTAATAGAGGATGAAGATGTTGCAGCTGCAACCACCTTACTATCATTTGCAAATTCAATTGACCCTTTGTTAAGAATCTTAACACCTGGCTGCAAAAAGAATGGAACGGACTCTAACATGGTTACAAGACGAGCAATCATCTCTCTTGCAATTGCACCTTTGTTTGCAAGGATAGCAACTGTTATTTCGGGATTAAATAATAAGAACCATAATAAGTATGCACATGAGGTAATAGACTTACCACTCTGTCTTGATGCAAGAACAATATTAAAACGATTAGTGTTATAGTGTTCTATAAGTCCCCGTTGATAACCACGAAGTGTGAAAGGAACCAAACCCTCATCAAGTGAGATGATCTGTGTATAGGTCTCTATGAAATAACAGGGGTCTTTAGAACACTTGAGGTATTCTTGTAGCTCTTGTTCGGTATACTGGTGTTCTATACCAGCACGTTTAATGAGATTATTACCGAGATAACCTTCGTTTTTAGGTTGAACCATCTTTGTTTTTCTTTAGAAATTTCTGAAGTTCTGAGGTTGAACCAACATACAAGTGATTGTGTTGTGTCGTTGGCCCTGATTTGTCTTCTTCTATATCTTTTAGTTTTTTCTGTAGGTCTATTAGTTTTTCAGCTGTATCTGCAACTGTCTTAATAAGTTGTCCTGCAACTTCATATGCACGGGGATGTTCTGTTTCTTTTGATAATTCGAGGATTCCATCGATTGCATCTTGACCTCTCTCTACGAGGTTATAGAGGTTTTCACGGGCGTATCTATAATCAGTCTCGATATTCTCACTTCTGGCTGGTATTTTAACCAACTCAGTTTTCTTTTGGATATCAGTGGATATATCTAAGATGTCGTTAAGTTTATCTTCTACTTTTTCTTTTGCCATAATTAACTCGCATCATTTGTCGTATCCTCAGAGAAAGTAGAAAGAGTTCCATCATCATAGAATGTTACTGTTTCTGCAACAACAAATGTATCATTAGGGTCTACTGACCCAACAAATTTAAGTGTAGTGTTTGCATCAATTGTTACTGCACTACTTACAACTATTGAAAGTCTGTCACTTGCAATAGACGATACCGTTGGGTTTGATGAAAGATTTGTTCCAAATATTTCATCATCTGCACTAATCTTACTATTTATTGCAGTGTCAAACGTGATTGT